CACATTAGGATTTAAAAGTAACGCTGTAGTTGACACACTTGAAAAACGCAATGTAGTAGTGTAATATGGCTAGATTTGCACAAGGTAAATTTAACTGTAAATTTCCGGAAAAATATATAGGAACTAAGACACCAACTTATAGATCAAGTTGGGAGTTTGCTTTTATGCAATTTTGTGATAATCATCCAGCAGTAGCAAAGTGGGCCAGTGAAGCTATTAAAATACCATATCGAAATCCTCTTACTGGAAAACAAACAATATATGTACCAGACTTTTTTATTGCATATGCTGATCGAGGCGGCAAACAAAAAGTAGAACTTATAGAAGTTAAGCCTGCTAATCAAACACATAGAGAAAAATTAGGGCGTAGTAGAGCAAATCAAGCGGCTTGGATAGTCAATCAAGCCAAATGGGAAGCAGCATATGCGTATTGTAAGCAAAATAGCATACAATTCCGTATAGTTACAGAAGACGACATTTTTCACAACGGCCGGCGATGATCCGATAAATAAGTGTGTATATTAAAGGTACCACAACATGACTAAAAAATTAGAAGAACTGCTTAATCTACCAGAATCAAAAGATTTAGTAGATCAAGACAAGAAAAAGTCTAAGGCCGAAACAGCTATTGTAGAGCAAGAAGAAACTCTAAGAGATATTGCTGAGTTTGATAAGATTGCTAGTGCATTGCCTAGTGTTAAGGGTTTAGGCGAAAAAGCAGACGCAGAACTTAATGATATTGCACAACGAGCTTTACAAAGTTACGAAGATCTAATGGATTTAGGAATGAATGTCGAATCTAGATATGGCGGCAGGGTATTTGAAGTTGCTGGTAGTATGTTAAAAACATCTTTAGATGCTAAAGTAGCTAAGATGGATAAGAAACTAAAGATGATTGAATTACAACTAAAGAAAGAAAAACTAGACAAAGATTCTTCGGGTAACGAAGGAGACATTGTAAATGGTGACGGATATGTTGTTACAGATCGCAATAGTTTACTTCAAAAATTGAAAAACATGGATAAATAGTTTATAACGGGAACAACATTATGAAAAAATTTACAGAATTCTTAACTGAGTCACAAAAAACATATAAATTCAAAGTGCGGGTAGCAGGCGAGCTACCAGAGAAATTTGAAGACCATATGGAAATGAATCTTAACAAGTATGAGATTATTAATATGAGTGCTGGCAAAGCAACTCCAATTATGGAGAAACCAGCAGACTTTCCTCAACTACAAAATATGGAAGTTACTACATTTGAAGTAGAATTAAAATATCCGACTACAAGTCATATTTTAGAACAATACTTAGTACAATGTTGTGATGTTCCCCATAGCCATATTGTTGTACGAGGCGAGTTTGATCCTGTTGAAGAACAACAAACAGAAAAAGATGATGGTCCATACGAAGCAAAACTAACTACTGAAGACATGGGCGGCGAAAGCGCACAAGACTCAGTTGGTGCTAATAGAGTAATGGACTTACTAAAAGAATTAGAAACAGCTAGAAAAGAACGTGAAATTGATCCAATGGATGGTGCACCTAAAGGTGAATCAGCAGATATTAAAGATACTGAAAATTCCAAAGCTGTTATCGGGAGTTAATTATGAGTAACGATGAAATTAAAAAATTTATAGACCATTCAAAGTTATATACAGAAGTAGACTTTGAACAAAACAAAAAAGTTGAAGAAGGCGTACTTGATTTCATCAAAGGTTTATTTAAATCAGATGACGAAGCCGAAGAAGTTGTTAAAAAGGCTGACCCTGAAGTAGTAAAAAAATTAGATAAAGCAGTTGACGACAGTAACCTCAGCGCAGGACCTCAAGTAGATACAGATGCAGGTGCTAATGCACAAGCAAACATATCACAAAATGATACTAGTACTAGTACATCAGGACAAGATAACAATCCAAACACAGATGGTGGCCAAGCAAGTACTACAACTACTGGACAAGATAACAATCCAAACACAGATGGTGGCCAAGCAAGTACTACAACTACTGGACAAGATAACAATCCAAACACAGATGGTGGTCAAGCAAGTACTACAACTACTGGACAAGATAACAATCCAAACACAGATGGTGGTCAAGCAAGTACTACAACAGATCCAGATGCAACTGACCCACGAGGTGATCAAACAAATCCACCAGCAAATCAGCAAGGTGTTGATGGACCAGCAGATGCAGCAGCACAAGATAATAATCCAAACGCTGAAGTTGATCCAAGTAAACAAGGTATTGATGGACCATCAAATGCAGCGGCTATGGCGGCAGGACAAGCAGGTGCAGCAGCTGCTACAGCACCTAGCAACGGTTCATTACTAGGACGTAAACTAGATACTACAACTCCAAATTTAATGAAAGCATACAATGATGGCGGCAAAAAAGCAACGCCAGAAATTAAAAATTTACAAACAGCATTATCACGATTAGGTCATGATCCAAACGGAATAGACGGCAAGTATGGTAATGGAACTTATGCAGCTGTACAAGCATTTCAAAAAGCTAATGGGTTAAGTGTAGATGGACAAGCAGGTCCAGGCACAATGGCTGCAATTAAAAAAGCATTAGATGATAATTTTGAAAAGAACAAAGTATCACCAGGTGACAGTCCGCCTGCTAAACCAGAAACTGATCCAGCTGCTAAATCGGCCGATGCAACACCAGATCCGGTAATTCCGAGTAGATTAAAAATTAGGCAAAATATTGCTCCTGAAGTTGAAAAATTATTAGCATTAGCAAACGAAAGTACATCTATAAACAGTATACTAAAATTATCAAATAATAGTAACCTTATTGAAGCATTAGATCCGCCACAAAAAGCGCAACTACAAAAGTACTTAGATCAGATTATGGCATCTAACGAAAGAGATCCAAAAGTAGCATCTGAGTTTGGTAACTTAATTTCAAGAATACGTAAAGCATTAGGTCAAGAAATCGGCGATGCACCAGGGCAAGTTGACGCAACTCTTGCTAAAGCAGCTGCTAAAGCTCCAGTTGATCAAGAAGGCGGCGTTGCACAGGGTATAGATCAAGCAGATGCTGCAACAAAAGCAGAACCAAAAGTAAGTAAAGAATTGTATATACAAAGTCCTACTAGTGCAGGAAACTTTAATGTAAGTCAAATGAAAGCAAAGTATCCATCACCATACATTGTAATCCCTCAAGCAGATGGTACAGTTATACATGGTTTTGGTAAGCTAGAAAACTTACAAGGATATCAAAAAAACAAAAAAGGTTCTAAGATTGTTGATAAAAAAACAGCTCAAGCTACACCTCCAAAAACTCAAGGCGCAGATAGAGCACCTAATCAACAAGCAGGAACACCAAACGCAGAACGTGACGGAGCAGAACGTGGCGTACAAACAGCAAGTAAGGATAATAATATGAAAAAAGCAATCGAAGAAGCATCAATGAATATTTCAATTAATGGTGATAGCGCAGCAGAGGTTGCTGAATTAGCTGGCATCCTTAAAAACGCAGGTATGCATGATGCAAAACCAGTAAGTGATATTATGCCACACGCAGGCAATAGTCATGACGATATGATGTCTAAAATGGCAATAGTAAATGAACCAGAAATGGATAGTCCATGTGGAATGGATGAAGAAGGCGTAGAAGAAGATTGGGATAATAGCCCAGACGAATCATATGCTGATACACAAACAATGACACATGATTTAAGCGGTGGAATAAACAGACAGAAAAAAGCATACGCAAAAGCACAAGACGGCGACAATGCAATGGCTGTAGAAACATCAATTAAAGAACAGCTTTGGGCAGCATTAAACGAAAAGATGACCGCTGAGGGTCGTGGACGTGGTAAAACATTAAAAGCGTCACGTGGCGAAAAATTAAACGCATCACGTGGTAATAAATTAATGGCATCACGTGGCAAGGATAAAAAGACAACTGAGGGCTCTAGAGGTAAAAAGAGTCGTGGTAAGAAGTCAAGAGGTTAATTGGGAAGAATATTTCCAACACATTAAACCTGTATGTCCCTGGAGCGGAGCAGCTCTTAAAAAAGGCGAATTAAAAATTATACAATGGTCTGGAGAGATTGAACCACTAGGTAACAATCAGGCCATTGTTTATATTTGTCCAAACTACAACCGTAGACGCCTAAAAAAATTACACAAAAAAATTGATAACGGTGAGTATGAATGGCTATGGAGCGAGCCTACTAACGGTCCTAACGCATCACCAGTACCTGTACTAATACAGCAAGATAAACGCAAGTTGTTTGATTTGCGATTCGATACAGGATACTATGACGATATAATAGGTTAAATACTAGTATGAGTAAAAGTTTAGATGGTGTACTAACCAAAAAAGCAAACAAACAAGAAACCTGGACTAATGAACAAATCGAGGACTTACAAAAATGTATGGATCCTGACGAAGGTTACTTGTATTTTGCACGTAAGTTTTCTTACATTCAGCATCCTGTAAGAGGCAAGTTGTTGTTTGATCCTTTTGAGTACCAGTTGCGTTTGATGCACAGTTACCATAACTATCGTTTTAATATTAATATGATGCCTAGGCAAACAGGTAAGACTACTTGTGCGGCAATATATCTAGCATGGTATGCAATGTTTATACCTGACCAAACAATACTTATTGCTGCCCACAAATACACAGGCGCACAAGAGATTATGCAACGTATACGTTATGTATATGAATTGTGTCCAGATCATATTAGAGCAGGTGTTACAAACTACAACAAAGGTTCAATTGAATTTGAAAATGGATCACGTATTGTTAGTGCTACTACAACAGGAAACACAGGACGTGGTATGAGTATATCATTACTATACTGTGACGAGTTTGCATTTGTACAACCTAATGTTGCAACCGATTTTTGGACATCAATATCTCCTACACTAGCAACAGGTGGTCGTGCTATTATTACTAGTACACCTAATAGTGATGAAGATACATTTGCTACTATTTGGAAACAAGCAGAAGATAAATTTGACGATCACGGTAATGAGCAAGAAGTAGGTATTAACGGATTTCATAGTTTTAGAAGTTATTGGGATGAACACCCTGACAGAGATGACAAATGGAAAGAAGAAGAACTTGGACGTATTGGTGAAGAAAGATTTAGACGTGAATACGATTGTGAATTCTTAGTATTTGACGAAACATTAATTAACAGTATAAAACTTAGTGCCATGGACGGTAAAAGTCCTTTGGTTAATATGGGACAAACACGTTGGTATAAAAAACCTACATCAGAATTTACATATGCTGTTGCACTTGATCCAAGTATGGGTACAGGCGGAGACAACGCAGCTATACAAGTATTTGAATTACCTAGTTATGAGCAAGTAGCAGAATGGCAACATAACCAAACAGCAATACCTGGACAGATTAGAGTACTTGCAGATATTTGTAATTACCTACAACAAGAAACCGGGAATGCCAACGGAATTTACTGGAGCGTAGAGAACAATGGAATAGGCGAAGCGGCACTTCTCGTTATAAACGACTTTGGTGAAGAGAATATACCCGGATTATTTGTTAGTGAGCCTATCCGCAAGGGACATGTACGTAAATTCCGTAAAGGCTTCAACACTACACACGGTACTAAAATTTCAGCATGTAGTAGATTAAAAACTATGATCGAAAATGATAAAATGATAGTACATTCAAAACCCTTCCTATCAGAGCTTAAAAACTATGTCGCAACTGGGTCAAGTTATAATGCAAAACTAGGACAAACAGATGATCTCATAAGTGCTACATTACTTGCAATAAGAATGATGGCTGTTCTTAAAGATTGGGATCCTAGAATTTATAATACATTTACACAAGCGGAGCAAATAGATGACTACGAAGCACCAATGCCGATCTTCATAAGTAGTAACTATTGATAAATACTATACAATGAAAAATTTAGATTTAATATCAGAAGAACTTTTTAATAAAATACGTGGACGCTTTCCAAGTGTTACTATTGGTGATGCTCAAGGAAACGTAACCAATGTACCTAAAGACGCTCGTTACTTTGACTTTGACTACAAAGAAGGTGACGAAAGTTTAGGAAAGGTTAGTGTTAGCGTTACTGACGAAGCAGTTGAAGTAATGTATGCTGACAACTTTGTAGGCGAACAAGACGAACTTACAAAAGCAGGCTGGTATGATTTTTTAAAAGAACTAAGACAATTTAGCAAAAAGCGTCTATTAAAATTTGACACACGTAATATTAACAAGTCAAATTTAGATCGTAGAGATTATGCTTTTTTAGCAACAAATCGCGGAGACAACACAATGAGTGAATCAAAGATGTATGGTACTAACAAGCATAGTTACCAAAATGTAGATAGTGCTAGGATAGTTATCAAGCACACTGAAAGCGTAAATCCAGAACTTGGTAAAACACGTACAAGAAATATTGGAAAAATATATATTGAAAGTGCTGATGGTGAACGCTTCTTATATCCATATAAACATTTAACTGGTGCTAGAGCAATGGCAAGACACGTTGCTGAAGGTGGTAAACCATTTGATGATTTTGGAACACATATTGTAGGCCTAAGTGAAGAGATGAATAAACTCCGCAAGTTTAAATCTTACATGGGTCGTTCGGCTGTAATGGCAGAAAGCCTAGCAGGATATATGGATGTTGTCAAAGAAAGAATTATTACAGTAAGAAAAACAATTGAGTCATTACAAAAACCAAAGTTTTATGCAGAAACTATTGCAGCATTTGAAAAACCAATGATGGAAGACGTACCAAGTGACGTTGCAGAGAATTGGATAGACCAATTAACTATTAGACAGTTTAATGAAGAATTAAAAGATGTATTCCCTTACATATATAACCTAGTAAGTGAAGCAACAAAAGCAAAAGGTATTACAGCAGAAGATATATTAGGTGAAGCACCAATTGACGATGTTGAAGTAAGAGCACCTGCAGAAACATATAAAGTTGCATCAGGTGATACAATATATTCAATTGCTAAAAAATTCCAAAATGCTAATTTCCATGGTGCTGATATTGAAGAAGCAGTAAAAGAAATAATGATGCTTAACAATATTGCAGATCCTAAATCACTACAAGTAGGACAAGTAATTGAAATGCCTTACTTTATGGGAACAGGACCAGACGGGTCAACTCGTGGTATGCCAGGAAGTTTTGACAAGTACGGTGAAGAAATTGAAAACAGTTTTGAAGACATGATGGGGCAGTTTGCAGAAGCAAAAGAAGAAATGTGTCCAGAAGCGTGTTGCGGCAAGCCTATAACAGAATGTAAATGCGGACCAGATTGCGAGCATTGTGAGTGTCACGAAAAGAACAAAATGAACGAAGATGAAACAGAAGGCAATGCATATGCACACGCTGTAAAGAAAGCCAAAATGAATGGCAAGAAAAAGGGCGACAAAATTGATGGGCCAGACGGTGACGAAATTACACTTGAAAAAGATCAACAAATTCCAGTAAGTGAATTTGTACTATCTTTGTTTGACAGAGAGCAAGGAACATTTCCAAAAGGCGAAACAGCGGTATTAACAGCAATTGAAAAAGATTACGGTGAACAATATATTGAACCAGCAAAACAATTTATTGAGAGAATACAAGCAACTTTTGAACAGTATGCACAACCTGTACAAGAACCAATGATAGACGAAGAACCAGAAGGCACTGTAATGGAGCCTACAATCGAGCAAGATGAAGAAATTGGTGAAGGATCAGGCCTACAATATTACACAGGTGTTAAAAAACACGGTAAAGAATATATGGACAAAGCAGCTAAGGCAGGACGTGAAGGTGCAAGTCAACAAGAACTTGGCGCACTAAAAGACAAGTATAGCAAAGCTGAAAAGAAAACAGAGGCACAAGAAATAAGAGAATTAGGCGATAGATTAATGAAATTAGCAGGACTTTAATCCTGTTATAAGTTTTTATGTTTTTTCTTTAAAAAAAGACTTGACAACTAGTATAAAACAGTATATAATAATAACTGTGCTATACAAAACAAAGGCACTAGTAGCAATATAGCTACTGCACATAGGCAACATATATAGGAGGCATAACTATGGCATCATTAGCAGAAATAAGAGCTAAACTAAAAGAGCAAGAAGCCAATACTGGCGGACAACGACAAGGCGGCGGCGACAACGCAATTTACCCATTTTGGAATATCAAAGAAGGCGAGAGTTGTACTCTACGTTTCCTTCCTGATGGAGACGCAGACAATACTTTCTTCTGGAAAGAGCGTTTGATGATCAAACTACCATTTAGTGGAGTAAAAGGTGACACATCAAGTCGTCCAGTACAGGTACAAGTACCATGTATGGAAATGTACGGCGATAGCTGTGGTATTTTACAAGAAGTCCGTGGTTGGTTTAAAGATCCAAGTCTAGAAGACATGGGTCGTAAATATTGGAAAAAGCGTTCATACGTATTCCAAGGATTTGTAAATGACAATCCACTAACAGACGATAACACACCTGAGAATCCAATTCGTAGGTTTATTATTGGTCCACAAATCTTCCAGATCATTAAGCAGGCGCTTATGGATCCTGACATGGAAGAATTACCAACAGATTATACTGCTGGTGTAGACTTCCGTCTAAACAAAACATCCAAAGGCGGATACGCAGATTACGGCACAAGTACATGGGCACGTAGAGAGCGTCCACTAGGTGATGCAGAGATGGCGGCAGTTAATACACATGGGTTGTTTAACTTCTCAGACTTCTTACCCAAGAAGCCAGATGAAACTGCAATCAAAGTAATGCAAGAAATGTTTGAAGCGTCAGTAGACGGTGAAGCATACGATGCAGATCGTTGGAGCAATTACTTCCGTCCAAGCGGAATGGCTGCACGTACAGGTGATCCGCAAAAAGCGGCAAGCCCACAAGCAACTGCTGTAAGTCAAAGTGCTCCGGCACCGACAGCAGAAGTAGCACCAGCACCAGCGGCGACTCCAGCACCAGCGGCGGCACCTGCTCCAGTAGCAGAAACTGCACAAGCAACTGAAGCACCTGCAGGTAATGCAAGCGACATCCTAGCAATGATTCGTTCAAGACAAAATCAATAATAAACTATGTAGGGGAGCAATCCCCTACACTTTGACTTAATAAGGAGAAACTATGGCTAAATCGTTTGACGTTAGTAAGTTCCGTAAGGACTTGACTAAAAGCATCTCAGGCATGAGTAGTGGCTTTAATGATCCAACAGATTGGATCAGTACAGGCTCGTATGCACTTAACTATCTTATTAGTGGCGACTTTCACAAAGGTGTTCCGCTAGGTAAGGTAACTGTGTTTGCAGGTGAATCAGGAGCAGGTAAATCTTACTTTTGCTCAGGTAACATTGTAAAACACGCACAAGATCAAGGTATCTTTGTAGTATTAATTGACTCAGAGAACGCACTTGATGAATCGTGGCTACAAGCATTAGAGGTAGACACATCAGAAGAAAAACTACTTAAACTAAACATGAGTATGATTGATGATGTAGCAAAGACTATATCAACATTTGTAGCAGACTATAGAGCAATGGATGAAGAAGATCGTCCTAAAGTATTGTTTGTAGTTGATAGTTTGGGTATGTTACTAACACCTACAGACGTAGATCAGTTTACTAAAGGTGATATGAAAGGTGATATGGGTCGTAAGCCTAAGCAATTGACTGCACTTGTTCGTAACACAGTTAACATGATCGGTTCACTTAATGTAGGACTAGTATGTACTAATCACACATACGCATCACAAGATATGTTTGATCCAGATGACAAGATCAGTGGTGGACAAGGCTTTGTCTATGCATCAAGTATTGTTGTTGCAATGAAAAAGATGAAGTTGAAAGAAGACGAAGCAGGTAATAAGATCTCAGAAGTACGTGGTATTAGAGCAGGTTGTAAAGTAATGAAAACTCGTTATGCAAAACCGTTTGAAGCAGTACAAGTAAAGATTCCATACGAAACAGGTATGAATCCTTATAGTGGTCTTATTGAACTATTTGAGAAACAGAACTTGTTAGTAAAACAAGGTAATAGACTCAAGTATATTGACCTAGCTGGAGAAGAACATCTTGACTATCGTAAGGCTTGGATGGATCCTGATAAGATGAATTTAATCATGTCAGAATACGAGCAAAAACTTGCTCCTATGGTAAATACCGAGGACGACGATCTTGTTGAAGATCAAGTTGAAGAACTAATCGAGGAGTAAAATATGGACGAAAGTCAAATCGTTGATACTTGGATTTTATTTAAAGAATACATAGATAAAAAGAACCAAGACATTGCCGCTGAAAGATTTGTTGACTTGTTAGCTGATTACGGAGTTGATGATCATACACTTACACAAGTGATAGGATCAGATGCTACATTAGACGGAGCAATAAATTACTTTTTAGATGTTGATGACGAAAATTACGAAGATGACGACCCTTGGGAAGATGAAGACTAATGGGGTGGTATAGCGAAGTCTCACGTGATGTATCTAAGATACCTGATGCTGTAGCGTTCTTTGAAAGCGAGTTAGTTAATGCTCGTCAAGAAGTAAAGCTCAAAGGTAA